GGTTGAAGGCTTGTACAAAGACAGTTTTGATGCCGCCGACTGAATCTCGGCATCCGAGGGCGTAGCCCGTAGTTAGGGAGCAGGACATAGTGTATTTTTATTTAGGAGTTGCAAGAATAAAAAGCGGGGGGAAGTTTCCCTCCCCCCTTACACTTAGGCCAAGCGGAAGTCAACCATCAAGTCGGGATAGGCGAACTGCACACCTGCTTTGAAGGCGGCTTGGAAGCGGACTTCATCGTTGTCCTTGGAGTACCACAACTCAAAGTTCTCCTCGTCGCTCAACAAGTCAGTTCCGTAGAACAGGTTGCCGAGGTAGGTGCAGACGATGCGGTTGGTGTTGGTCAAGCCTGGGACTGCAATCACACGGACATTGGTGCCTGGGTAGATGATGTCGCCATCGGCCATGCCTTGCAGGTCAACTTGGTTGTACATCACACCAGTTTGGGCTTTGAAGGCTCCAATCAAGGTGCGGAAGTTGTTCCAACCGCAGAAGATGACCAGGTCATTCTTGGTCAGGATAGCCTGTGGGATGTCGTTGTACACCTTGTCGAAGATGCTGATGACATTGGAAGTCGTGATACCAACGGAAGCGGATACTGGGTTCCAAGTGGTGCTGGAAGCGTTGGCGAGAACCGTAGAACCAGATGCAGCGTTCAGCAGTTGGTTCACGCCACTGAAGTAGGAGTTACCCTGCCAGATGGCGGTTTCCAAAGCCTCGGCGATACGGAGGGCTTTCTGCTCGCTGAATGCCTGCTCAAAAGGTACGCCGTCGTATTGGCTACCAGCAGTCAACTGCGACTGCATCCAGTACTGCTCAAGTGAACGAGGGCAAAGAGCCTCTTGGATTTTCATTACGCCGACGGTGATGTTGCGCTGGCTGAATGTGGTGTTGCCTGTTGCAGACCATCCGCAGACCGTTCCTGACCCGATGTTGGCATCGGTGTCCATGAGGTTAAGGGCGGCGGCTGACTTGATACCAACTTGTTTGGTGAACAAGGCAGCAGAACGAGCGGCGAATACCGCTTTGGTGATGAGGGGCAGCCTTTGCTGCTCGGTGTAGGCTGATAGGTTTCCGAAAGAAAATGCCATGGTTTTGTTTTTAGGGGGTTAAGGTTATTTGGAGTTTTTAAGGGATTGGATTGACTGTGCAATGGCCGCAAAGTTTTGAGCGGCTGATGCCTTGCGCTGCTCCACGATAGCGGATGCGGTTGGCTTGGGGGCTTCGGAAGGAAGTTCGGCGACCTTCTCGACGATATCGGTCATGGTTTCCATTTGGCTTGCAAATGCGGCCATCTTGTCCTTCATCTTGCCCATCTCGGTGTAGGCGGCCTTCAATTCCTCCATGATGCTGACCAGGTGCTTCTTGACGATTTCTTCCACCATGGCGGGGTCCACCAATGGGTAGCCTTCGGCGATTTCACTCACCACTTCACCTGCAACTTCGGGGGTTATCTCGGCAGCAACGGCCACTTCCTCGGCAGGAGCAGGGGCTTCGGCAACAACAACTTCGGTGATTTTGCCACCTTCGGTCTTGACGACACCAACGCCCTCAACTTGATGCTCTCCATCGGGAGCGGGCAGGGTTTCGTCTTCGGTGATGACATAGACGGGCGTTCCAGCAACGAGGTCGCCGTCCACACGGACAACAGTACCATCCACCAACTTGTAGTCGGCGAAGGCTTGCTTTTGGGTTGTGAATTTGCGGAGTTCGGTCCGCAGGGTTTCAATGGCTGATTTCAGGTTCATGTTATTGGGATTTGTAGGTTGGGTTGATATGTTGCAAAAAAGCGGTTAAGTCGTCTGCGAGGCCCGCAAGTGCGACCTCAAGTTCGGTCCCCGTGTTCTTCATTCCGAATAGTCCCTCCACCGAGAAACCCTTGAAGGCGTGACGATTCTCCCACACCTCGTCGTTCTCTACCTTGAAGGACCCGAACCAAGAGCCGTCAGGGGTGTCCTCGTAGCCTTTGGGGGGAAGGACGCCCCGTTCTGCGTCGGTGATGTAGGATTCAAACATAAAAACGCCATCCAGTTCGGCGTTGTGGTAGGCATTGACATTGTGCTGGTTGCCCTGCTTAAAGTATTTCTGCACGATCTTCCTGATCGTGGCCTTGTCGAAAACGACATAGTATTCCCCGTAGGTGTCGTCCTTGCGGAAGATGGGCGTATCGGCAAGCATCAGCGGTCCAGTCAACACCCTGCGTTCCCCCGTTTCGGCGAACCGTTGCGGGGTCTTGGCGAAGGCTTGGAAGGGTTTTTCAATGGCGGGCATATCAACGAGGGCGACAAATTGCACGCCTTCGTCCACTTCATCCACAGTCATCCGATATACGGGTAGTTCCATGTGGGGATATGTAGCAGTTAGCCCAATGTTGCAAATTCGGACAACCTTCGCACCCTGCTGGTCGTCTGCTGGATATCACGCTCCACGACATAGGCCCGCATGGGTTGGGTCTGCTGACCTTGGCCCGATGACAGGTCGCCCGTTCCGAGGTTGGTGGTTTGCGGATTAGCGAAGATGGGCGGCGGGGTCATGCTTGCACCTGCTGCTCCACCCATCACGCTCCCACCTGGAGCGCTTCCTCCACCACCTTGGAATTGCGTCGCTTTAATCTTGGCAACATTCGCAAGACCAGCGGCAAGGGCAAGACCTGCCTCCACAAATCGCTGACCTGGGAAGACCGTTTCCGTTGGCTTGATAGCCAAGGCCGAGTTCACCGCAAGGTAGGTGCTGACAATGGCTTGGGCTATACTTGCTGCCTTGGATACATTGAAGGCCCGCCGTTGGGCTTCCTCGCTCTTGCCTGCACTCGCTTGGATGATGTCCCCGATGACGGCAAAGGACTGCCCCACATATTTCTCACGAAGGGCGGCAAGGTCCGCTTCCCGTTGTGCCTGCCCCGCTGCTGACTTGGCTTCGGCATCGTTGCGCAAACGGATGTCCCGAAGATAAGCGTCCCGCCTGCGGAGCATTTGGTCCTCTTGGGCTTGGTCCTGCTTCATGATGCGGTCCAATTCCATCTCGTAGAGGGTCAGGTTCAAGTCCTCCACGAACTTGATGATGGCGTTGTTTTCCTCTTGGAGTTTGAGCAGGCGTTGCTTGGTTGCCGCTTCTTCGTCCTTGCGGCGTTGCTCTTGCTGGGCTTTGCGTTTGTTGTCAGCAGCGATGAGGCCGTCGGTATGCCTATTATAAGCGTCCCGATAGTTCTCCAACTGCGCTTCCTCCCTTTGCAGGGCCATCGCCTGCTCCGCTGCCCGTTGCTTCGGGTCGGGTAAGTTCATGAACCTGCGGACCGCTGCGGTGAGTTCGTCCCACTTGGCGATGAGTAGCCCAATGGCTGCGACTGCTGCGCCGATACCCGTTGCAAGAAGTGCGATGCGGAATGCCTTCATCGCTCCTGTGCTGGTTCCCACCGCCACGGCGTAGAGGGCCTGCGCCGCTGCTTGGCCTTGGGTGATTAGGATGGAATCCTTGTTCAGCAGGTTGGCCACCTGTTGCACACCGTTGGCGAGGGCCATCGCCGCTTGGACCTTGACGAGGGACTTTTGCAGTTCTTCCTCTTCCGCTCCAAACAAAGCCGCTGCACCTTGGGCGATTTGGAATCCCGCCGTGATACCCTGCACCGCTGATACGAAGGTGTCAATGGTTCGGGTGTCCGATGCGAGTTGCTTAATCCTTTGCTGAGTGTCCCCGATTTGGTCTTTGAGGCGGCCCGCCTCTTTTTCCATTTCACGGAATGCCTTCGTTCCGTCTTGACCAGCAAGGGCCATGTCAGCAAGGGTCTTCTGCAATTCCCGCAAGCGGGTCTTTGCGCTGGTCGTGCCAGCAGCGGTGGAATCTTTTAGCCCTACTTCAAGGACTATCTCTTTAGTTACATCTGCCATAGTTATCCTTCGGATGGGAGTTCGGGGTTAATGGGTGGTTCATAGCCCGGGTCGGTTGGGTCGGGGTCAATGGGACCGTTGAACAGGGCCGACGGGTCGTTTGCAATCGGGGTGGTGCTTGTAGCAGCAAAGTCAGCAAGGTTGAGGATGCGTCGCAGGGTCACTCGGCACGGCTTCATCTGCCCTACCAAGTAATCTCGTATTTCAAGCAACCTCCAACGGATGCCGCCGTAGTAGATGGGCTTGCGGAAGTCCAGTTGGTAGATGTCCACGCTTGATAGCAGCATCGTGAGTTCCAACTGCAAGGATTCCTGCGATACGGTTTCGTTGATGTAATTGAGCCAGTAGGTGTTGTAGAGATTGTTGTTGGTGTAGGCGTATGGGTTGCCGCTTGCGTTGACTGCGTTGTAGTACACCAAGCGAGGCTGCCCGAAGGCCAAGTCCACGCTGGGGGCGTAGGGGTTGTCGATGTGGGACACGAAGGGCAGGGCGGTTATCGGGGTTGTTGCAGCAAACCCGTCCTCTTCAAGACCGAACCAATAGAGCCAAGGCGATTGCCCCGTGATGCGGTTGTACT